TTTGATTTCTTTTTGTTGCCCATTTGAATTTCCTTTCGCTCGTTTTGTTGCGATTAATTGATGTCTTAATCTTTAATCTTTAGGACATTTCAAACAACGCGCGCTTGGTGTAGGCACTGGACTTACATATCGACGGATAATAGTTAAGTAGGCGTATGCGTTTACGCTTGCAGCATGACTAGCACAAACACAGCCGAATTAGATTCGCCCGTTGATATCGACCCTCGCAGAAGAGCAAAGCATCTCTACTGGACGGGCCTACGCATTGCCAGAATTTCTGAAATGTTGGATATCAAAGATGCGACGCTTCACAGTTGGAAAGCCCGTGATAAATGGGACGATGCAACCGCGATAGAAAGAGTGGAAGGCACGCTCGAATCAAAATTAATTCAGCTAATTATTAAGGAAAATAAAGACGGTAAAGATTTTAAAGAAATTGATTTGTTGGGGCGACAAATCGAACGCTTTGCCCGGGTTCGTCGTTATTCTCAACCAGGTGGCAATGAGGCTGATTTAAATCCTAGGGTTGCTAACCGAAATTCAGGGCCCAAGAAAAAGCCGGTTAAGAATGCGTACACCGAAGAGCAGGCCGATAAATTAAGGGAGGCATTTTTAGACGGGCTGTTTGAGTATCAAAAGGAATGGTATCGCGCAGGCGTTGTTCAGGAAGTTCGTAATATTTTAAAGTCGCGTCAAATTGGCGCGACGTATTATTTTGCCCGTGAGGCGTTGCTTGATGCTGTTGAGACTGGACGAAATCAAGTTTTCTTATCGGCGTCTAAAGCTCAGGCGTATGCGTTTAAACAATACATTATTGATTTTGCCCGTGATGTGGCAGACATAGAGTTAACCGGTGATCCGATTGTTTTGCCTAATGGGGCGACGCTGTATTTTTTGGGTTCGAATGCAAAAACAGCTCAGGGTTACCACGGTAATTTTTATTTTGATGAGTATTTCTGGACACACAATTTCGAAGAGTTGCGCAAGGTAGCAAGCGCGATCGCTCTGCAAGATCAATATCGTGAAACGTATATTTCGACCCCTTCTTCAGTTAGCCATCAAGCCTATCCATTTTATAACGGTGATTATTTTAATAAGGGGCGTAAGAAAGCCGACAAGATAGATTTTGATTTATCGCATGCAACGTTAGTCGATGGGCATCTTGGCCCTGATGGTCAATGGCGCAATATGGTGACCATTGAGGATGCGATTCGAAAGGGCTGTAATTTATTTAATTTAGACAAGGTAAAGCTGAAATATAACGAGGAGGAACAGCGCAATCTTTTGATGTGCGAATTCGTTGATGATCAGTTGTCTATTTTCCCTATGGCGATGATGCAGCGTTGTATGGTGGATAGTTGGGAAGTTTGGGATAAGTTTTTTAAGCCGTTTGCGCATAGACCTGTGGGTCAGTTACCTGTGTGGGTTGGTTATGATCCTAATGGTGAGGGGGAAGGGGGCGACGCTGCGGGCTTGGTGGTTATTTTGCCTGGCAAAGGTAAAAACGAGAAGCACCGGATTATAGAGAAGCATCAATTTCGCGGTATGGATTATGAAGAGCAAGCGGCAAAGATTAAAGATATTTGTGAGCGCTATAACGTTGTGCATATTGGTATTGATGTGACGGGATTGGGCGCTGCTGTTGCTCAGTTGGTTCGTAAGTTTTTCCCTGCAGTGCGTGAGTATCGTTATTCACCAGAGGTGAAGGTCGCTTTAGTAACTAAGACACACCAGATTATTAGTAAGGGCCGTCTTGAGTTTGATGCGGGTTGGTCGGATATGGCTTCGGCTTTTATGGCGATTAGAAAATCAATTACAACGTCGGGTACGAAGATGACGTATTTGGCCGGACGAAATGGAAAAACAGGTCATGCCGATTTGGCGTGGGCTGCAATGCATGCACTGGATAAAGACGCCTTAGACGGTGATCTTGAATCAACCGAATCAATAATGGAGACGTTTTAAATGACTGATGATATTACGCAGCAGATGAATGATGGCAGCCAGTTGGCCAAGGCTGAGGCTTTTACGTTTGGTGACCCTGTGCCGGTGATGGAAGGTAATGGGCTGTTGGATTATTTAGAATGCGTTCGTATTAGTGATTGGTATGAAACACCGATTTCGATGGCAGGTTTAGCGCGATCGTTTCGATCGGCCCCGCATCATGAGTCGGCGATTCATTTTAAGGCGAATGTGATTGCTAGTTGCTTTCAAACGAATAAGCTTTTGACACGCCAAGATTTTAGACGCTTGGTTTTGGATTATTTGGTGTTTGGCAATATGTATGCAGAGGAGCGGTTAAATCTGCGCCGAAGGGCTAAATCATTTAAGCCGTCGTTGGCTCGTTATACTCGTAGAGGTGCTGAGTTAGATAAGTATTGGTTTGTTCAAGGTTGGTCTAATCCGTTCGAGTTTAAAAACCCTGTGCATCATATTATGGAGCCGGATATTAACCAGGATATTTATGGGGTACCTCAATATTTAGCCGCTTTAAATTCAGCCTGGTTAAATGAAGCTGCAACCCTATACCGCCGTAAGTTCTATTTAAATAATTCTAGTGCTGGTTATATTTTGTATGTGAATGATACGGCCCAAAGCCAAGAAGATATTAACGACATGCGCCAGGCATTGAAGGATTCGAAGGGGGTGGGGAATTTTAGAAATTTATTCTTATATGCGCCTAACGGTAAGAAAGACGGTATTCAAGTGATACCTGTTAGCGAAGTGGCGGCTAAGGATGAGATGTTTAATATTAAAAACGTGACCCGTGATGATATTTTGTCTGCGCATAGAACATCACCCGCGCTGATGGGTATGCAAGCCGATAACGCCGGTGGCTTTGGGGCACTGGGGCCGATCGCTAATGTGTTTGCCCGTAATGAACTGCAGCCGCTGATGAGCCGCTTTGAGGAATTAAACGAAATGAGTGGGTATGAGGTGATTAAGTTTGACCCGTATGTAATTGAAGAAGCAGAGGAAAAGATAGGGGGGTGAGTGGTTGCTGCTGTCAGTGATCGTTGAGGGTGGGAATAAAAAGCCGACTAAATGTCGGCTTTTTGGGGTTAGAGAAGATTTAATCGTTAGGCTCATCAGAGCTTTTCTTATTTCTAATCACTCTAGATTTAATCATTTGTTTTTCACCTAAATCAGTTAAGTGCCAATTGCTTGTAGTTGGTTCAAAGGCAATTAGATTTAATGCTATTAATTGAATTCGAAGAGTAAATAAAACTTGAATATCGAGTTTTTCACTTGAAACATAGTATTTATCTCTATCAGCATCACAGAAATATGAGGAAATAAACTCTGCAACCTTTGATTCGTGTTTGGTCGTTGATAAAAATGGGGAGACTACTGTGAATATTTCTGCCCAAGTTGTAGTTTTATTCCAGTTAGATGTTCCATCTTGAGAGTATTGGCCATGTTTGGAACTCCAATAGTAAGTGCCTATTAGCATGAATTTACTATCAAAATCTGCTAGTTCCGTTTTTGTTATATTAGTTGATTCAGTTTTGGATTCATCTAGTTGTACTCTTAAACCATCATTGTCTTTTCTTAAATCATTAATTTCAGCTAAAAGCTGTGGTGATGCAGTTGAATTCGCTCGAACCCAACCAACAGCAGGATACATTTTTATAGTCTTATTTAGACTAAGGGACACTGCACCTGATAGCTGGTCAGGCTTATTCCAGTGACGAACTAAGCGTCCATCCTTAACTTTATCTCTGAATTTTTGAAGTTTTTGAATACTAGTTTGATCTTTTTCAAGGTGCTTCCCTGGTAATTCATCGGGGGAATCATGCAGCAATGCAATTACTTTAATTCCTTTACTAACGGCGTAATCAAATTCTTTTTCTGTATAGCTAAGCCCGTCATCGGCAATAGAGCCATATCGACCACCTATTATTAAAATATAATAATCACAATCATCGATGACACGTTTAATAAATTCCCATTGCTCCTCATCTGCGGCAGGAAACAATTCCATTCCAGCAGGAATACAATCCATTTCCATCAAAGTTTGTATTATTTCTCTCCTTTCATTTTCAAGATCAGTAAAAGTAGAACTAACAAAAACTTGATAACGCTTATCCATAAACTTCCCAATATCTTTAGCAATTTGGCCCGTCATCATCAAAAACTTAGAGTATTCAATGATTTTTCCAAATTTTTGACTTTGTTTCAGTGATTCTACAATAAATCATCTTAATATACTGGATTTGGCTCTATATCATTCAATATTTACATTAACACCCAAGCCGCGCGCTCGTCCCCGCCACGCCTGCCGTCTCTTTTCGATACAAAAAACTTGCACTGCAATAGTTACCTGAATGCTTCGCTTATGAGCCCCATTATTGGGGTTGAGAGGATTGCTGTCTGGTATTTCAGTCTTTCGGATTCTTGCAGGTAGGGGAGCGTTACATCTCTATTTGGTTGCTGATTAGAGAATTTTCTAATATTTCAGGAAATTGCTATTTCAAAACTTTTTTCAGGTTGGGGTTCGGAAAAAGGTAACAAAGGTAACATCGGAAAAAATCGCTCTGAGAGGCCCATGTTTACTGGGTTTGTATGTAACCTTTAAAAGGTAACAAAAGGTAATGCAAAAGGTAACATTTTTTTAAGTTATTGATTTATAAGGATATTATATTTTTATAAAATTACTCTTATAAAAGGTTACAGATTACCTTTTGATTACCTAAATGTTACCTTTTGAGAAAACGCTGAAAGCCTTGTGAGACTAAGCTCTTAGCCACGTTAAGAAAAAATGTTACCTTTGTTACCTTTTTCCGAAGGCCACCAGATTTTTTTTAAAATGGCGTTTTTGTCCCAAATATCGATTATTTTTCCTGAGAGGCTAAAATACCCGTGGGAGAGCCGTGGGATAAATGAGGGTCAATTATGGCGCTTAAAAAAACGAGAGAATGCGGCCTACAGCCACGTTTTTGGCCATTTTTGCGTAGGGTCGATGTTTCGAATCTCTCCCTCACCGCCACTTA